ATGATCTTCGTCTTAGTCGGTGTCTTGTTCGGTATCGTGATAGAACAGGATGAAATCGATTCTCCATCATCATGAAGATAGAGCGTTTCAAACTCCTGTCGGCCCTTCGGGTGGTAAGGGCTCTCTAACTCCAAGCAAAGCACGTTTGGAAGCTGCTCTGCTTGCTTGACTTTGACTGGTCGTCCTGTGGCGGGGTGAGCGAAGGTCTTGTTTTGGAAATTCATGGTGAATAGAATACCCTATTTAAGGGCCCACGATTTCGCCTTCTTGCAGTACTTGAGTACAGGTATCGCCCTGAGCTTAGAAGTGTCAATGCCGTGATGCGTAGAGACGTCAACAGCGCAGTCCGTGATGTAATTACGGGACTCGTAAGCGATGGTGTTGCTGAAGGGAACTTTTCCCTCGGCAAAGTTGAACAGGAAACTGATGAGCATGTCGAAATCCGGTATGTTGTCGGTGCAGCCAGTGTGATGGTAAGAGTTGACCTTGACCATATTGTGCGCAGCGTCTTGTTTGACTTCACGGAGCGTGACTCCGATGGCGATGCGATAGTTGTCAAAGTCTTCCTTGTCCTTGTAGCATCTGGTCAGGGTCTTGGCGCATATCCTCGTGAGATCGTAAGCGGCACCGTACTTGTTGACGATGAAGCCTACGAACTCCCCTGAAGGTGCTGAGTGGGGTTTGAAGTTGCAACCCAGATCCTTCACGTAACTGTTCATCGCGGTGTAGTCGAACTCTACGTTAGGGCCTAATGCCAAAGAATCGTCACCTTTGATAAAGATGACTCTCGCGCCCTTAATGGTGTCTAGGGCGATGCAGAGGTTCCAGAAACAGTTACGGATGAGAGTGAAAGGTTGTCCGGAGTCCAGTTTGAGACTGACCAGCAGTGACATGACGTCGCTGGAAATCTGGCGAAAGTCTTGCATTTCCATGAGGCTTTCTCTGACATTGGCTGGGCATTCGATCGTGTTGCTTTGACCAAGTCTGACCAATGCGTTGTCGACAATGTGGCCCGGAACCTCATTTTGGGAGGAATCGAACTCTGTGTAGTCGTTGTCAACGTGCTTGTCATCGATCTGGTGGTTCCTTTCGAGCAACGTCATGGTTGCCTTGTCCGTCATACCGGTAGCGATGATGACTTTCCCTTTGGATTGCTTGGTGAGGACCAGTTCCAGCAATCTAGCCCAAACATTGACTTGGAAGTTGAGGGTTTTGCTCCATGCTGAGATGCTCTGCCCGGCTTTGTCTGTGGTAAGCGGGTCCTTGTTGGTGGTGGCCTTCTGCTGAGTCTTGAGGAAAGCTTTAACTTGGTGCACGTTCATGTCTTTCCAATTTTCGATGTCCAAAAGTTCCGACATGTTGTGTCCGTTTTCTTCGAACTTTTCTGCAGCTTGCACGAAACATTGGTGGAG